CCAGGTCCTTATGGGTCAAGAAAAGGCAAGTATGGCTCGGTGGATACTCATTGGTAGAATCCCCTTTCGGGTTCACCTATAGGTAATAGTCGGTCTCTTTTACATAAAAGACATACCAAACTATCTTCTACTGTTAGAATAGTTCTCCTGCAACCTCTTTGATGATCTTTCCTTTGGGAGATCTTTGAAGAGTAAGTTGTCTTACGAGGATGACTCCTCTGCTTACCCTTCTACCCTTATTAGTAGGTCTATCTCTAGACCGTTAGACCTTTGAGTCTGGCTTTTAGGATCCTCTATTATTAGAGTATCTAGCAACTGGGGCTAGCAAAGAGCTAGTCCTCGTGTTAGAAAAGTCAAATCAATCATTTCCAATCTTTATAAACTGGAACCGATATTGGTTTAATATAAAAACCGTATATCCGTTTTCTTGTTGACTAAAGGCACAGGGAGATTGGTTAAACAAAAGTTTAACATCACTGACCAATAATACTTTTATCAAGGGCTAATATAGTCCTCTCTGATTTCAAGAGGCTGATTGATAACATACTTTAATCAGTTGGTACTAGGTTTAACTAGTCATATTACTAATTTACATGAACCACCTTTTCCACTGCTATCCACCAATTTTGGTAGGGATTTCTCGGACCTTCTACACGCGTTTCTGCGCAAGGCCATTCAGAGCATCATCTAGATGTTGAACGATAGCAGCTTAACTTGATCAATCCTTTGTTTTAGTACAAATGTGACAAACTATGCCACTTAACTAAACCACTGGTTAGATATCATGTCTTTTACGTACTCTGGAACTTTCTTTGAAAGATCCATTATATATTTAAGAACACGCAAAGGAGATTCAGAACTCAATTTACGATCCGCTTTAGATTTTTTATCATCTAAATGGGCAGTATAATGAGACTCAATCGCCTCATATAACTCGATTACTTCAAGCAACTCATCGATAGTTCTAGCCCTTCTTGGATTGTATTCCATGAAAGTCTTTAACTTCTCGAAAATGTTATCAGACATCATCCCCATAGTGAAGAGATCAAATAAATCTCGCTTAGTTTGAGGAGACAACTCCTTAAACATAGGCAAGAGATAGACGAGTGTCTTCTCTGAGAGGGAATCCGTATCTGAATAGTCATCGCCGGCTTCGATAGTAGAGGGAATTTTCTTCTCCTGAAGCATTAAGATGCGTCCTTGTAAAAAGACCATCAATCATGCTTCTTTTCGTCTACGGAGGGTTTCCATTTTAGAGCTCAAGGTGAATTGAGATTCACCTTTAACTCAATATCGATGTAAGATAGTGTATAATACACTCTCTCGTAAAGATAATAAAATGGTACCGTACCAAGACTGCAAAGGGATCTTAGGATTGTTAGCTAACCCAATCAGATAAGAAAGCGTAAATACTTTCTTATTTGTGAGCATAGTTAATAATGCCAAGAAACCAGGAGATAGAGAACCAACAGAATATTTGCTTTCCCGTAGAAGCCCAGTCAAATAATGTTTAAAGTTATTAAGACCTAATCCCTTCTTAAGAAGGAATTGAGTAATATTAGCTCTACCCATTAATGAATTGGCATCTTGTAAAAGTTGTTTTCATGATAGAGCAGAAACATCTACTCCATTATGAGTCACAACTTTTGCAAATTCTACTGTCGCATTGCGCGCCAACACTGATTTTGAAGTATTAATAGGGACTCCTAGCGACCCCATAATACTCAAATATTTCATTGCGACTTCTGGATCAAAGATCACAATGTCATCTCCTAAAAGTTCATAGCCCTCAAATCAAGTATCACTCCGTAAGGGGTGAACTTGAAGAAAAGCTGCTTGAACAATCAGATGATGAGTGAGAGCGAGCATAGCTCAAGAAGAAAGTGCACCCATTGGTTGACCAACGGCGTACCGGAAAGGTTCAATCTTTTCCATACCCACAGGTTTACCGTGTGTCATGAATTCTAACTCTCAGGAAGTCACGAGATAATAATCTCGTTTCCGCACTAAGAGGTCAGCTCATAACTGGGCAACCTTTTCAGAAAACAAGTTAGATAAAACAGCTACCTGTAGATCTAGAGGTAAACGATCAGTAGCCGCGGATAAGTCATATCCAAAGCTCTGACCACTATCAATAGATTTCTGGGCAGCACGTTTTATACTAGCTTGTTGATCAAAAGTACCATCGTTAGGTAATTGCCTTAATATATCAAAAAGATAATTATGCAACCCTTTCAATGCTATTTGAGATCAAAAATCGACCATTGCAAATACTCGGATTTTACCAGCTGCTTCTTCTTTGGTAGATAATTGCCCAAAAGGATAAACTCCATTAAGCTTAAAACAGACCTTAGCAAATTCTTTCAAACGAGAAAGAATAAGATCTGGATACTGTTCGTATAGCTGCTTGGAGATCTCCCTTTGGTAATTAACATACCTGCGTAGCATATCCTGGTTAGTTTCTTCAAGAAATGACCTTAAAGTGAGGAATAATTCCTCAGGCATTAAAACCATGTCTGAATAATAACCCTCAAAGGATTTACTACATAAAGGAGAAGACTTGGTAATCATAAAAATATTAGATTCCTTGAAGGTAGGAAACTTCACGTTTGCTCTTTTGAGCCAACGAGAAGTAACCAACTTAAAGGTTTCTGAATACCTTATGAGTTCTTTGCCACTACCTCTAAAAGGGTCAGTTATAGTATTTAGTTTCAACTTCCCTGGTATAGAAATAATTCTATATAAGGAGAAAAGTGTTAACCAATACCTAATAACTGATGATCTACCCAATCTAATCAGAGCCCTATCAGGCTTTGGTATGATATAAGGTAGACCATTGGTAAGACGAGGTAAAGGCAGATCGGGATTGATTTCCCTCAATGACTTCACTTGTGTCTTAGCAACCTTTTTTGAGATTGCAAGCTGACCAGCCTTAAGAAATGCAACAACAAATTCTGAACCATGTTTTCTATTAAGATAGAGAACATAATTAAAGAACTTGAGCAGGAAGTTTAGTCTAGTGGTATAACCTCTCGCTTTAAAACCAATGGCATTTATCATACGATAACCATAAGTTCTAAAGAGAGCTAATAATTCAAATGAATTATTAAGGCTTATCATACTTGAACTAAAATGAATGTCTTTGATCAAGGAAATAAATTTTATATTTACTTTCTTTTTCATTTGTTCATTAATTAAGTATTTGCGCTGTTGAATGGATAAATCCTTCGACGCCAGATAACTGGTCGCCCATAGACCACCTTAATTTAAATTCCCATCTAAGTTTGCAGCTTAGAATGGTTCTTTATATTAAGATTAAACCCTAATCGTCCTGATTAGGTACTCCTTTCAACCTTGTAAAGTTGATGGAAATCGAAATTATCGGTAAGATAATTTCAACCAAAGGAAGCAAGATTTCTTTTCTAAGGAAATCCCAGGATCCTCGCCCTCACGGG